TGCAAACAAAATTAGAGTTAGACTTCATAATTCTAATCTTGTTTCTGATAAGTTAGATTATATACAGTTCCTTAAGTTTAAAACTGGTACTGATTTTGAGTGGTTCTACCCTGATAGTATTGATGGCAACGCTGACAACTTATTTGGTGTAAGATTGTCTAAGTCAACTAGACTTGATGCTAATGGTAACTTCCTTGCAAATGGAACCCAAACCAGATACTTTGGTGGTGGTGAACTCAAGATTCATGATAATGTTGAGATGATTGGTGGTAACCTTAGAATGTATGGTTCTGATGGTGAAACCTTAGTATTTAACGTATCAAACGATGATGACCACCTAGGTGATGGTTCAGTTCTTGATGAAAAAACTGGCACAGGGGGAATGTATGTCAATGGTGGAGCAACGGTTGGTGGTGATCTTAGAGTCATCTACGAAAGTTGTCAAACTAATGGTACATGCAGTAATGAGACTCAATTCCAAGCATTTGGTATTGATGGTTCTGTTAACATGGGTGCGAAACTTTACATTAAGGGTCAAGTTTCTTCTGGTGGTAACTCACAAGAGGCAATTGTTCATGTTGATAATCTTGGTAGTGCTGGTAATGCAGCAACAGGACCAAGAGACTTCAAGATTTATCAAGATTGTTCAATTGATGCATTTGGTATTTCTCGTTACTTCACTAGAAATGGTGGTCGCAGATATACATATGTTGAGCAGTCACTTACTGGAATCGGTCAGACACAGGCAAGTCCATTACAACCTAATAACAACTACTTGATTAATACAAGTAGTGGTAATACTGTTGTCATGTATCTACCTGAATATGCAGAGACAGGTGACATGATAAGATTTGTTGAAGTTAGTGGAAATCTAACATATAATACAAGTCTAGTATTAAGAGCACTTAAAGTCAACAATGTACCAACCGCTATTCAAGGTGACACAACTGGTACTAAGATTCAGGCAGGTGCTGGACAATTAGTTACTGCTTGGGATAGTGGTGAACTTGTTGTTCAAACAAGAAACGCATCATTTGGTTTAATATATGTTGGTGCAACAGATGCTGCTGGTGATCCAAACGCATCTACAGTTCCATCCAATTTACGTGGATGGTGGTTAACAGAACTCTAAATATAACATGGCACAATTTTATAGTTCAATTAAAACAATGAAATCTGCCCGTATCGGAACAATAATTCCGTGGGCAGGTGATGGCAATGAAGGTTTTACTGTCTCCAATTTACCGAAAGGATGGATTGTTTGTGACGGACAACTTAAAGATGCTACTGATTATCCTTTGCTTGCATCGGAACTTGGTAAAACTTATGGTGGAGATATACAAGGAGTTTTTCCTAATTATTCAGGACAATTTAAACTCCCTAGTATTGGAAACAAAGTTTTGATTGATTTAGAGAATAGTATGCTCAATGATCCAAAATATCAAAATGGTCAATCTGATGCATTCACTGTAGTGGGAAGTATAGTTGGTGATGGTTCTGGTGATGACATAGCAAATGATTTTGGTCCTGATGCTACTCCAATAACATATAATGCATTTGCTGATATTGATTTTACTTTCAATGATCCAAACATTTTATTAGCTGGTAGATTTACTGGACAAACAATTAGTGATCCAGACTTTTTTACTAGTATTACTACGATCAATAGAAAATTAAATATTAATCACACACCATCACACCAACACTCAGATCAGTTTGATAGTGCTATTGCTGGATTTGGTGGACCTCAAATTTTTGATACTGCTATGGTTACTATTGGTGGATCAGATAGTCATCCTAACGGTACATGTTCTAGCAACATTGTTTCTAACAATAACGAATGTCAAATTTCAAGTGGTAATACAACAGCACCAAGTTGGCAAGGTGGTATTACTTTTACATCGTATTATGGTAATGACCAGCATGAACATACGTTACCAGTAGCAAGTAAATTTCATTTGTTTCAAAATGATACTAATACAGATTATTGGTCAACAGTACCAGCACCATCTTGGCATAGTGGTACTCCAACAAGAGTTAGTCCTAAAGCAGCAACACAAACTGTAAATAGACCATCTATAGGATCATTCACACCTGCATTTACATATGAACCATTTGATAATGATCCTTTAACAACTACTAAACCAGTTCATTATCATCCTGCATGGACAGGATTACATCCTAGACCACAAATTAATAGTAATTACAAAAATTATTTTGGTGATGGATCTGGATCTACATATGCTGGTCTTGATGAGAATCCAGAGGATCCATCATCTCAGTTTGTTGTTAGTAATGTTCAACTTAGTGCTAGCTCAGACGAAATTGTATTACCAACAGGTACAGATATTAGAACTACAAAAACTGAAGGTGCTGAAACATATTACATTGAAGATAAAATTCGTCCATATAAAGTGGTAGACGGTGAAGGTATTGCACCTGGTACTTATATTACTAAAATAACTAGAGCAGGTAGTGATGTTGCTAGTTATGTTTACACAATTGAATTAAGTGAAAATACACTTGATGTGGTTCCTACAAGTGGTACTACTTTAACATTTATGGAAGGAACATTTCCATCTACCATTAATAATATTGGTTCTATGGATCCTGATGATTCAACATTTAATTCACATAATCATGGAACAGTTGATGTACAAATGTCTGTTGGATCATTAAAACCACCCCCATCATTTGCATTAAGTAATGTTGGATTGGGAAATGTTGTTCCTCAAAGTGAGGATAACGCACTAAATATTACAGTAACTGTATCACAACCAGCAATGGCAGCAGTATACATTATCAAGGCATACTAGTATGGCAACAATATACTCAAAAGAAAGAGGAAAGTATGGTAATATATCTGGTCAAATAATTATATGGCCTGTTGAAATTGATGGTGATATTAATTCTTCTAGTGCTAAAAGAGATTTACCAGCAGGTTATTTAAGATGTGATGGTACTGTATATAATGCTCTTGACTACCCTCAACTTGCTGCTATATGTGGCACAGGAACTGGTGGTAAGTTTGTTAGAAAGGATATTGCTGGTGTTGCATTACAATCAGTGAGTGATCTACAATTTGTAGTGCCAGATTTAGGATCTAAATATCCAAAACCAACTGGTAGTGCTGGTGGTGGTGGAGTATATCAGAATGTTAGAGTTACTACAGCAAATAATGTTGAAAAAAGTCGTTCTGGTATTGGTATTGAAGCACAAGCAATTGCTGCTACAAATGGTGTAATTGATGTTTCATACACTGGTAATTTTGTTGTTCCATCTGTTGAAATGTCAATGAGAGGAAGACCAACGTGGACTGTTGGTACAGCTGCTGGTAAAAGAACTGAAATAGAAGCAGTTGATTCAACTGCATTGCATGGACATATGCACTTTCATAGTGGTACTAGAACTAGATTAAAATCTAGAGCAGAAGTAGATGAAGATTCTCCATCCACTGTTTTAGATCCGTCACCAGTAAGTCCTGTTGGACTATATAATTCTTCAACAATTCCTTTACATAAATGGATTGTTGCTACTTCAGACCCTAGTACAAATAATCTTTATTCTGGTAATGCTCAACAACCTTGTAAAGCAATTGCATCTAACAAGAGACAATCCAAAGCACATGGTGGAGAGGGAAAGTTTGGTTACACTAATTTTAACCTAACTCCCCTTGCTTACAGTAATGCATGTATTAATGGTAACCAATCTATTATAGATTCGTGGAAATACTACTGTTTATTACCAGCAGAAAATTATTTAAATGCTAATGGTATAACTACAGCAGGTGGAACGCCAGCAGTTCCTGGTAGTTCAACTTTAGCATGGGACAATTATCCAATTACCGATCCCCCATATACAGTAACAACTGATTCTACCTCTGCACTTTCTTTGAAGGTAGGATTAAACGGTCTTATTGCTTGCCCAACAACAGATGGTCCTAGATACGTTTCTAAAAATGTAGACATTGATGCTGCATATGTACCAGGTGGTTCTGGTGTTCCAGTTGATTGGAAGGATACTAGTTGGTCAGATTCAATGCCACTTCAAATGAATGATTTGTTTCCATCAGCAGGTAATGATGTATCTGCAGCTACAACTAATAACTTTACTCAAACTAATCCATTATATTCAGGTGGAGACGATCCAACAGAACATTTTCATAAAATTGACATAGAAAAAGAAGACCATACATATGTTTTAAAAACAAATTCTACTGAAATTTCAGCAGATTTATTGGAAACTAAATTACAACTATCTACCGATGAAACAAGATCTGTAGATAATGTAGTACAACCTTTTATCATTTTAGAATACTTAATTAAGATCTGATCAATGACAGTATCATCACCACCAACCTATAGAAATACTAGACCAAACTATTATACAGATAAAGCATCTGATAACAGTCCTGTTGGTGCTATTATTAATACTTTTAAGGCAACTACTGATGTTTATGATAATCAATATACACCAATAAGTCCTTATGCAGTTACCACTGGTAATGCTAACACACAAACTAATCCAGAACATCAATATCCTGGATATTTGTATTGTGATGGTGCTGAGTATGAAATTAATGATTTTCCAGCATTATATTCTATTATTGGTAATGATTATGGTGGTTCTCCAAGACAAGGAATAGAAATTACTAATGGTGGTAGTGGGTACGCTGCTGGTACTACAATATCGTTTGATCCTCCACCTCCTGGTGGTACTAATATGACAGCAACTTTAGTTATTGTCAATGGTGTAATTACAGGTATCACTCTTACTAACATAGGAGCAGGGTATACACAAGATCCTTCATTCACTCTTTCTAATGCAGGTGGTGGTAGTGGTCTTCAATTAGAATTTAATTTTGGTAATGGTGGAGAAATACAAACAATTTCACAAGAAAATATATATGATCATTGGGGATCTACAAGAACTTTAGGAACATTTAAAGTACCAGATCTTAAAACAAGAAAGGTTGTTGGATATGGTAATGTCTATGGACAAGGATCACCCAGTATTGGTTTACTTACACTCGGTGCTGGTGGAAATAATGGTATCATAAAGCAAGGTGGATCGTGGTATTTTGACAAAGGATCTCAAGCAGGATATTTTTCTCTTGGTTCTATAACTACAACTGGTTATACTAATATAACAGATGACGTATCAACTAGCATAATTGGTAGTCAAAAAGTTCATATTACAATGCAAGAAAGGAGATTGCAAAGAGTACCTGATCATTCACATTTCATTTATAGTACAGCAGCTGACGATACATTTACATTTCGTGGTGCTATAGGTGGTGACAGATATTTGGTAAATTATACAAATTCAAATGCACGTTTATATGGTTGGCAACCCATAGGTGGATTACATTTCCAACATAAACATGGTTTGTCTAAATCACCACTTGCATCAAGAGAAGCAGCAACATATGATGTATTTGATTGGAGAGCTGGTGCTGAAGGAACTGGTAGTATTAAATACACGTCACCTGATTTTTATTTTGCATCAGGTGGTTCTGATTCTGGTACGTTTGAGGAAGTAACAGAAACTGCACCATCTATGTTTAGAACATTTACTGGTAATCCACCACCACTAGCAGGTTCTGTGATTGGTGGTAGACAGATCAGAACTGGTGGTAGGGATATTATCACATATACTCAAGACGTTACATATACTGGTAGTTCCTCTATTTCATTTCCACCAGCATGGACTGTCGTGGAGGTGGAGATGCATGGTGGTGGTGGATCAGGTAGTAGTGGTGAAGCAGCAGGTAATGATGGAGAAGATGTAAACTTCACAGTTGTAGCAGGTGGTACATTACTTGATATAACTGCTGGAGGTGGACAAGGAGGAGGAAAATCAAATAATTATACAAGTGGTGGTACTGGTGGTGTTAATACAAGTTCAGGTAGTGCATTAGGTAATGGTAACTTTGATGCTGATATTAGTCAAGATGGTACTGATGGTCAGATAGGTATTGGACAAAATGGAACATATCCTGGAGCAACAAATCCAAATAATCCTGGACAAGCAGGTACTGGTGGTGTAGGTTTAAAAGAAGGTGTTACAGTAGGTGCTGGTAGTGATGGTATTCATACACAAATTGGTGGATCACCTGTAACTCAAACAATACCATACACTTCAACAAGTTTGGGAACTGTAAATTTATCAACAACTTCAGAATTTACTGAAATTAAATTTACTATTCGTGGTGGACAAGGTTCTGACTCACAACGAGGACCGAATAGTGGTAATCCAATTGGCGGTGCAGGATCTCAAGGAACAGTAATGATACTTGAATGGCTCAATCCTGAACAATCTACAACATATTCATTTCAGTTACAGGCAGGTGGTGCTGGAAGTAGTTGGAGTGGTGCTAATGGTGATGGCACTGGTGGTGCTGGTGGTGCTGGATATTCCAATGCAGCTGGAAAACGTGGTGGTGATGGTGCTACTGATGATGGCGGTGGTGGTGGCGGTGCGTCTGTTGTCCTTTATGGCAATCAATTAATCGCTGGTGCTGGCGGTGGTGGCGGCGGTGGCGGTGCTCAAACCAGTACGACTTTATATAATGGAAGAAATGGTTATAATGCTACCACATTATATGAACCTGGTCCTAATCAAACTGCAAATGTCCTTTACTCAGGTGGTGGAACACCTGGTGGTAACTACGGTTGCGTAGGTGGAGGAGGA